TGCCAAGGGCCGGCACCGGGATGGTCAGACCCGCAAGTTCCTGCCCTGTCGTGTCGTTGACCAAGCGAACGCGAATGGTGCCGCCGCTGTTAGAGCCCTGCACTGTGAACTGGAAGAAGTGTGAGGTCAGGACCGCGCTTGGGTTCGGATTGTTGTTTACCCATGCCGCACCGACTACGCTCTCGTTACCCGGTGGAGTGGTGCCAGTTCTGGTGTTGGTGGTAGATGCGACGATCGCGTCGTAACCAAGGTTGGAGGTCCCAACGACCAGGTTGCCGATTTTGGCGGTGGTGATCGCCCCATCCTGAATCTGGGCGCTGGAGATCGAGACATTCTGGATCTGCGCCCATTGGATGGTGGCGTTGACGATATCGGCCCACTCGACCTTGACGCCCTGCAGCTTCAGCACGCCGCCTTGAAACACCAGCGGCAGATATGACGTCCCGATATCGTCCGGATTGAGAACGCTGAACTGACCGGCCAACACCGAGAAGCGGGACTTTTGCACACCGCCCACGGTGTAGATTTCCAGAAACATTCCGCTTTCGACATAGGCATTCGCGGTCGATGTGCGGAGCGCGATCGAGAAGCGCGCGTTGACGCCAGTCTGATCTGCCGCGACAGAGAACTTGACGAGGCCCTGAGCCGAGAGATCGCCGACCGTGGCCGAAAGTGCTGTCGCTTGCGCGGCGGCCGCGTTCGCGACGCCGGAGATGGCGGCAACTTCAACGTCAACCTGAGCCTTGTTGTCAGCGACAGTCGCCGTGAGCGTCGTGACCTGGCTGACCGCCGCATTGGCAGCATCAGCGACCACCTGAATATTCTCGGTAAAGGTCGCATTGCTCTGTCCGACAGAAGCCACCAGGCTCCGATGGGCGCTATCCAGAACCGCATCCGAAAGCTGCGTGTTGATCATCAGTTGCTCGACGAGCGGGCGCACGTCCAGCAGCTCCTGCTGCAGGCCTTTGAATCGATCGAGTATGTCGTTCTTCACATGCTGCAGATCGACGATCAGGTCGCTGATAAGAACATTCGGCGTCCTCACCGGCAGCCAGTCCGACCACTCGGTCACACGGCTTCCGAAGGGAATGAACCGGCCGCGCGCCTCAAAGTCGGCGTTGGGCTCGAAGTTGGCGTTAATGATCCAGCTGTACGGCGTTTCATAGCGCGTCGATGAGCTGTCGAAGACAGTGGCACCAGTCGTTGCATTGCGAACTTGCACCCAGACGCTACTGACATCCGTCTGATCCGGCGCGCAGCTGATCTTGATCGACGGCCGCCATGGAACTCCATTGCTGTCGTTGATCGTCGCCGGCTCGACGGTCCAGCCATACATCGGCTGCGCAGGCGGCATGACTGGTCCAAGCGGCGCGAATACCGGCGGCTTGTAGTCGTGGTCCTGATCCCAATCATAATCACTGGGATCGACCTCCGTCAGGTCGAGTGTGACATCGAGATTGGCATGGTCGGCAATACCATCGACACGAAACAGCTTCGCGTCATAGCCGTTGCGGTTCGACGTGAAGCTGACAATATCGCCCGGCTCAAGAACCCAGGCCTGCGGCGGAAGCACGAATGTATGTCGACGAGCGCGGCGCGCCTCATTGAGAGCAGACAGCATGATGCGCTGCACCTGCGACGAACGATAGACCATATTGAGGTCGACGCTGGTCATCAGGCGGCGATTGGCATCCTGAGCCTCAAAGCTCGCATTGTAGAGCGGCGGCGCCGTCTTTGTGTTCCATGCCTCCGCAGGCTCCGGATAGGTGGCGGAAACGCCATTGACGGTATCCGCTAGGCCGAAGAACGGCGTGAACGACTGCTCTTCCGTCGAAAGAATGTCGCCGTCAGAGAAGGCATAGACCGCAGCACCTGGCTCACCCACTCGAGTCTTATAGAGGCCGCCGATCTCGATGAGATTGCCCTGGCATCCGGTCAGCAAGCTCTCTATCGTCGCTCTGATTTCGGTATCGACGGAGACCTCTATACCGGTCAGATAAGTCGCCTCAGGGCCACTTGGACCGTCAATCACCGCTCGGCATTTGTTGACTTGCCCAATCCAGTCGGCAGAGGGAAGCCGTGGCGCAGTCAGGCTCTGAAGTCCATAGAGCCACTTGCCGCCATAGGTGATGCCGCGCAGAATATTGTAAATCTGTACGACAGTCAGATCGTCGCCGTCGCCACCCCATGTGGACGGATCATTCCAGCGCTGCGTGCCAACGCCGCCCGCCGAACTATCCTTGGTGATATCATAGAGCGGGGCGCCCTGAACCTCGAAGCGAAACGTCGGGAAGCCGGAAAACAGCTCGTCATTTGCCTGGGACGTGACGATAGCGTAGGCGACGCCGGTTCCGACGCGCGTATTCTGATATGGCCTGTCCGCGCTCGAAACCGTATTGACCAGGAAGGGATCGGCGACGGTCTGCGTGCCGTCGTAGAACTTGATCCACATGTGGTTGTTATTGCCGGTATTGAACTCGGTTACCGGATAGCCCCAATCGCCATAGCTCGTGTCACTGGTATCGACGGTGACGGGATCTCCGTTGACCCAGAATGCCGATATCGTCCTGATCGGCAGATCCGAGAGCGCGATGACCTGCGTGAAATAAGCATTCGGCGTCTTGCCAGCCTTCCCCCATGTATTGGCGTAGACCAGAGAGCCGGCCGTCGTGCGGCGCCCCATGACGAAGGATCGCGCGACATCGCCGCCAGCTTGCAGCGTGCCGTTGACGCCATTGGTCTGCTGCCCAGCCGAATGCGGCTTCTGCAACTGCTTCGCCAGCATGCTGACGCCGACGCCAACGGCTGCATTGAGCGCAAAGGCGGAGACGGTCGCGGCAAGGGACGTCTCGGCAACGCCAAGAGCACCCGCTACGAAAGCGGTTGTAAAAACAGCCATGAAAGGGAGATCTCTTTAAAGAGGCATCATGAAATGACGCTCGACGGCCTGATAGCCGCGGCGCGCATAAAGTTTGGAAACGGCAGGATCGGCGCCAAGGCCGACTATGCTCACGAATCGGCAATCGCGCTCGGCAGCCCATCCTTCATAGGAAGCGAGCATCTTCATCGCGCATCGGCCGCGCCATGCCGGCTCGATCCACCAGATGATTTCCGATGCGACTTTGACCGGCGCCAAGTGATGGGGCGCCGCGATGGCAGCGAGAACGCCGCGTGCCGCGCCATCTCGCTCGTAAACAAGGCATAGACGATCAGCATTGGTCAGCGCTGCGTCGAAGAGCACGGAAGCGGCGGCGGCGGAAAAAGGAATGGGTATGCCGGACGCTTCATGAAAAGACTTCGCCATGCACATTACCCGCGCCTTGTCGGAAGCAATCGCGTTGCGGATCATCGATTGGCAGCCTTGATATTGGCGGAGATGCGCTGCGCGGACGACGTTTCCACCTTTCCGGATTTGCGACCCCAGAAGAACTGCCAGTCACCCACCGTAGTCGTATCCTGATAGAAATTATCGGTCGCCGATCTCAGCACCTGGCTATCATGCGAACGTGTATCCGGATTGCTGCGACCAAGCTCCTGTGCGTGCGAGACGCAGGTTAGCTCGACGCTTCCGGCCTCACCTTCCTTGGGCGTCGTGATGGTGGCGACGTCGACGAACCCGATGAAGCGGCAGAACGCCGGCGCCACCATCTGTCGCGTGTCCGGATCGAACATGCCACGATAAATCTCGACGCCGGCCTGTTTGAGCTCATAGCCACGAACGATGTTGGCGACGCCCTCATCAATCTGCGACATCGCAATGCCGACGCTCTGCGCTGCCAAATCGGAAGTTAGCGGAATATCGGCGACAGAAATCAGCGTGCCGCTGCCCTCGAAGTTGCGCGCAACGGCAAAGCCGCTATTGGGATCGAGCATCTGGGCCAAGACATTCCCGACATCATTCCAGAAGCCGTATTCAAACGGGAGCCCGGTATCGAGCGTCTTCACCTTGAGCCACAGGAAATCACGCGCCACCAGGCGACGCGCCTGCAGCGCCGCATTGTTTTCTGCCGATATAGCTCGCATTAACGGGCCTCGATCGCTTGGAACGTAATGGTGCCGCGACCATCGGAAAGGGTCGCGGGGCTGCTTAGGCTGTCCGGAACTAGCGTCATGATGCAGGACGGCTTCACGAGCTTGGCTACTGCATTGACCAGCGACGTCGGCCAAACATAGGTGCGAACCTCAAATGCTCCGGTGATGCCGGAGCCGTTCGCCGTAGCCGTCTCCAGGGCCTGATAAAGATCGCTTGTGCCGACCTGTACGAAATCACCGACGCTGACGACGTAGCCAGGTGGAAGGCTCTTTAAACTGAGAGAATTTCCCGTGATAGAATTCACCAATCCTGAGCCGGAGAAGGCGGCGCCGGTCGGCCATGATCCTCTTGGATAGGCAATCGGATACGTGCGACTGATCGACCACGCCTTAAAAGTTTGCAGCCCGTTTTCCAACGCCTTAAGGCGCGCCCGCCAATGGTCAAGCTCGTTCGGCCAGAGGGTGCGCGACTGATAGGTTGCTTTCCAGAGCGGCGAGCCGAGATCCTTGGCATAGGTCTTGCCATTGGCGCTCCGGCTCTGCTCCTGGCGATAAAGCAGGTCGAATTCGGTCGACCAGCCCGGAAAGTCTGACAGGAAATCGACAGGAAAAGTGACCGTCACGAGTGAAACTTCCCCATTTTCACGCCGGCCTTGTTGGCCTTGCGGATTGCCGAGATCGTCTTGGCCTCGAAGTCCTGATTGGCGCGGATCTGCGCCTGCTCGAGTCGCGCGACGGCGGCAGCATCGGCGCCGCGCGCATCAATGACCGGCGCATAGGTGAATGATGGTCCGGCTTGAGCCGAGGCGGCTGAAGCGATGCGTGCCGGGTTCGGAAGGCTCGGCGCCGATACCATGCCGCCATCGGCACGACGCAGGACGCGTCCGCTGTTGATGGCTTCGAGAAGCGCCCGGTTCTTTTTCGTGGCGGCCGCATTGACGACGTACTCGCCATCCGAAAGCATGGCCGGGATCTTGTCGTCTCGCGGGCCACCCGGACCGCGAACGGAGCCGCCGCCCGCCAGCTTAACGGGACCACCATCCTTCAGGCCGATCGACGACCAGAGCTTCGAGAACCAGTTATTGGTGCCGGACGTGCCGAACAACGAGTCGAAGGCGCTATCGAGCAGCTTATCGCCAATCTTTTCGAGCGCTCCACCCAGTGCCTCGACGGCCGACTTACCGTCAATCAGATCCTTAATGAAGCCTTCGGATGCATCCTTGCTGGTCGCACGCCAATCCTCCATCTTCTGCCGGAGCTTATCCTGCGATTCATTGAGCTGGTTGCTCTTCTGCGTCGCGTAACCATTGGCTTCCGCAAGCGCTAGCATCGCTTCCGCCTGCGCGCGGGCGGCCGGCGTCAGCTTCGAAAAATCACCGCTCAGGAGCTGGTTGACATCGGTCAGCTCCTTGCCGGCGGCAAGGCCGGCGCGCTGGGCCGCAGACAGCAGCTCTTGCGCCGTCGCGGCCTTCTCGGCGGCATAGCCATAGTCGTTGATATATGGATTGAGTTTGGACTGCGCCTCGGTCTGTGCATTGAGGACAGCCGTCCGCTCCCTTACCTGGCGCACTTCACGATCATAGGCCTTGGCATCGGCGCCACCAGATTTTTCTTTCGGCGTCTTGGTGGGCGTGGTCGCATACTTCTTGTCAGTGATATCGATCGGCTGGCTGAGCGGCAGCTCATCCTTGAAGCCTTCCGACTTCTGGAACTTTCGAAGATCCGGCGGACCTTGCGGCCCAGCGGTTGATCTGGCTGCCTCCTGCAGTGAAACGACTTCATCCTTAGCCGCACTCGTCTTGTCGCGAATGGCATCCATCTGCCTGACGATTTCCAGATTCGCGTCGTTATTGAGCGGCCTGCCTATCGCTCTCTGCAATTCATTTGCGGTGTCGAGCTGATCTTGAAGAGCCTTCACGCGTTCGCCATCGGCGTGCTTCTGACGCTCATCATATTCCCTGCCGAGCTTTTCAACGTCGATTGGCTGGTTTGAGAAGGCCGGTCCCAGATCGAGGAGCGGCTTTCCGCCGTTTATCGATTTAGAAAGGTTCTGTAGCCGCTGATGCAGGGAGTCGCCGGACTCCGATACACCCGACAGAAGATTGTTATACGCCTTCCCCAGATTATTAAGCCAGGTGATGACGTCCTGAATGTTCTGGGCAAGCTCATTGAAATTCAGTTGGTTTATTCTGGTCACCGCGCCCTCGATGACAGCTATTGCTTCCTTGCCGGCGCCGGACGCATCGTTGAATTTACCGACAGCCCTTGTGAGGCTGGTCTGCAAATCGGTGAAGGCCTGGCCGATCGTCGTCTGCGTACCCGCCAGCTTTGTGTCGAGATCCGACGCGCCGGCTATGATGCCGTCAAACAAGGCGCGGCTAGATATCTTGCCATTGTTTACCAGGTTCTTGAGTTCCGCAACGGAGCCGTTCGCCTGCTTGATGCCTTTCGCGGCGGCCTGGGCGAGAGCCGGCATGCCTTCGATGATGGAATTGAACTCTTCGGCATGAACCGTGCCACTACCGAGCGCCTGGGCGAGCTGCAGCATGGGTCCGGCCGCTTCCGTCGCGCTGGTCCCCGACACACGCAGGGCCTTGCCGACGAGATCGGTGAAGCCGACAAGCTGCTGACTTGAGGCGCCAAGCTCCTTCTGCTGCAGCGAGACGCGGCTATAGAGCTGCGCCAGGGCCTCGATAGGAATATGATTTTTCAGCGCAACGCCATAGAGCTGATCGAGGGTCTTCGTCAGGCTGTCGCCGGAGAGACCGGCGACTTTCATGGCGTTCTCGATCTTGATCGCGGAGTCGGCCAGTTCCTGAAGACCTTTGGCGCCACCGATCAACGCAAATGCCTTGGCGACGTTCGTGCCCAGCGACGAGAACGAATTTTCAAGATTTTTGTTCATCTCGACGGCGCGCTTCTCGATCGCCCGAAACTGCTTATTGGCCTGGTTTGTCTGCCGGTTCAGGGCGTTTTCGAACTTCTTGAAGTCAGCAGAAAGCTGCACGACAAGCCTTTCAATATCAGTTGTAGCCATAAACCTGGCGTCCTATAAGTGGAGCTATTTGGGGGATGAGGGCAACAAATGAAAATCGCCGCTATCACGGTAGTTCTGATTTCACTCGCCACTGCCGCTCAGGCGGCAGATATTGATGTGGGCATCGAGCGGTTTATCTCCAGAAATGGCATTTCGAAGGCAATCCTGAAGGTCACAAACCACCTGCCGAACAAGGTCTCCGGGGTTTATGTGGAGTGTGCATTTTTGGATAGCGAGAGGCGCGCTATCGACATAGGCAACGCGCTCATAAGCTCTATTGATGCACACTCATATGCCTATGATTCCGCTTCCATTGTGGCGAGCGAGGGAACAGTGAAATATGCGGACTGCCGCGTGGTCAATACCCACTAACCCTTCGACTTAAGCCACTCGAAAAGCTCATCGGCTTCCTTGTCGCTCATCTTGCCGTCGTCGGGGCAGTGTGCCGCGACGTAGCCCTCCACGGCGGCGTAGAACTGCCACATGGACATGGCGTTGACCTGCTGCGGGGAGAAGCCGATCGCAGCACCTAGTCCGTAGATGGCGCCAAATCTGAACTTTCCATTGGGAAGGTCGTCGAGCTTGTCTCGATCTGATTTGGCGCTCCTCGCTCCCCCGGAGGTTCATCCGGAGCACCCATCAATCCCGCGCTCAGTATCCCCACCGCATAGATGAGGTTCTCGACGGGAGGTCTGGCCTCAACATACTTGCGGACCAGCTTGAGAGCCTTGACCGGTTCGACGCCACCACCGATCAGACCGAGACGGATGGTGTTGGAGATATCCTCTATGCGCCATTGACGCGCCTGCAGACGATCGAGGATGACATACGGGCCGGCGTCGCATTTCTCCTGCAATTCCGCCAGCTCGCCCCAGCCCAGACGGAACGCATACGTTCCGTCTGCCCAGTCCAAAGGAATGAGAGCGTCACGCATCAGGGCGTCGAGACGCGCGTCAGGGCGCCATCGCTTTGCATTTCAACGCTCATCGTCACGCGGCCACCCTGTTCTGCGGAGGGATTGAGCGTGTTGACATGCATGAGGCCAGTCCATGTGATCGTCTTGGCTGGAAATTCCAGCTCGATCTTCACGGGGACGGATTCGACGCTTTCCCACGCTTCGAGCCAGGTCTCCGCCGATTCGGCGGCACAAACACCATCACCTGACACCGACGCAGAGAGGGTGTTTGCGTCGCGACCGACCCAGGCTACCGCATCCGGATCGTCACAATCCGGAAGCGTGACTTCCGTCAAATCCTTGGTGAGGGTGAGGCTCTTCGACGTGAAGCCGCATGGAGCGGTATAAACGATCGGCGTCGCGCTGTTGCCGAGCAGAACGCGAAATTTGCCGAAACGGGCAGTTGTCGGTTGCGCCATGGTGATGTCTCCTATGATGGCAGCAGTGAAGGCCGCCCGGTGTGGGCGCTATCGGCATTGGCCGATATTTCGGTGTTTCAGGGCTTCTCGATGCCGGCGCGGAATGTCAGCGCCGCATGAGAGGTGAGGCCGTCAGGATCGCGGAAGACGCGGCGGCCGTCATATTCGAGATAGACCTGTGCATTATCGACGAGAGGCAACTCAGCCTGGTCAAGGGCGTCCTCGATCGCGCGGGCAATGCGCTTGACCTCCGGAAAACCCACTGCGCGAGACCATGCATCGATCTGCAAGACGAATTCGGATGCTCGAATGCATTCGGCCGGGTCCGGTATCTCCTGATCAGGCCCGAGCGAGATATAAGGAAACGTCGCCGTCGTATTGCCTGCATCGTCCTGCGGAACGCGGTCGTAGACGCGATTGCCGACAAGCGAGATGATGCCGGCATTGTTCTTCAGCAGAGTGACGATGGCCTTCTGCAGCTCAAACGACGCATCCTCACTCATGACGCAGCCACCTTCTTTGCGGCATCCCGTACAGCCTTGCCGAGACGGCGCACCGTGCGGCGCTTGTTTGCGCGCCAGCTGACATAGAAATAAGGATGCGCCTGCATCTTCTGCGTTCCAAACTCAACCCAACGCGCATAGAAGGCTTCGGCATTGCCGGCATAGATGGTGATCCTCATGTCGTCGGCCTTGCTGGCGACAGAAGCAACGACAACTGACCCCTTTGGCGCCGCTCCCCAAGTCCACCCAATGCTGTCCCGCAATGCGCCCGAACGCCTGTCTTTGACCGGAACAGCTAAGACCGGCGCGAGGCGCTTCATCATACCGACGATCTCATCAGCGGCCTTTGCCATTTCGGTGCGGATCAGCTCACGAGCGACGGCAGGTAGCTGTTTGAGTTTTCGGTTCAGGCGATCGAGGTTGGTAATTTTAGTCATCCGACCGCAACCCCGCTCTGACATAGAAAATCAAGCCAGAGCCTGTCGTCGCTTGGCGTGATATCGCGGATGTTAAAGGACTTTCCATCCCTCACATCGCGGACCCGCCAATCCGTCGAGACCTGCCGCGACGCCGACGAGCGGCGCACGAAGATAACCTGCGTGTGCTGGCCCTGAAGGCGATCAGCCATGACGCTTTCGCCGCCGCGCAGATGCGTAAATCCGGCACGACACTGAAACTGCTCCTGCCACTCACCGATCGTATTGCCGGCGCCGTCGTCGATGTCGACGCGCTTGTCGAAGGCAACCCGAAAGAACAGATCACCCGCGGATCTCGTCTGCGCCATTGCCGGCTTCCTTATCTCTGAAGAAATCTACCGCCTTTCCGGCGGCAATTGCCTGATCGTAGCACTCTCGCTTGACGACGCAGGCCATACCGGCCCGATAGGCGATCGTCACAGTAGGGAGCGGCTTGTAGTCGAAATCGGCGGTGAAACGGACGCGGGCCATGATCACCAAACCCTGTAAGGCGAAAGCAACGCCTGGACGGCGAATGGCATCTCGAAAGGCTGCTGCCCTGCCGAAACGACAGGCTCGCGAACCTTGTACCATTGGGCCG